GAGTTACGTTAACATTAAAAGGTAGTTCACGCATAGCCATGTCTTTGGATATTAATCCGCCACCAAGTGCTTGCAACATAAAGATAAGTCCTTGTGCTGGATTAAGACCAGCAAGCATTCCATATCGAACATCAGCAGAATAATCACCCTTGATGTCTCTAGATGGAAGATACTCTAAAGCATATGGTGAACCTGCGTCTACACCACGAATAGTTTTAGTTGTGTTAAAAAGTTTTTCATCAATTTCAAAACAAAGTGTAATTACATCTCGTAATGCTACTTGAAAAATTGCTTGAGCAGATTTAATCTGCGTATCAAATGCGCCTAATAGTGCTTGAACACCTTGTCCAGTGACAACACTTGCATTCACATTTCCTGTTCGTGATTCAGGATAACGAGCACCTACACGCAATTCATCATTAAGCAATTGCGATTGTGTAAATGCACCTTGTGGAATAGATAATTCTACACGGCGGACACCTGCTGGGTTAGCAGTTCTAATAACTGCATCTCCACCAAGTTGTAGTTCTTGAACATCTTGCGGTAGAACAATTGGTGCTTGAACTGACTTCTCTGCTGCTTCCATCGCAAGTAATGCGAACCTATTACGAAGCAATTGAATACCAAGAACATCATCAAACTGTCCGTGTAATTCACCATCAGGGCTAGGGCGTTTTGCAATGATTACATTCATTTTGCCTAGCGGATTGGCTGCTTGTGAAAGCACCATGTTGTTGCGTGATGGTAAAAATAATACAGATTGGTCTTTATCGTAATAACGAATCATCTCAATCATACCGTTTAAATCTTGTTTGTAACCCAAGCCACCTAGTAATTGACGCTCATGTTCAGGGAACATAGAAACCAATTCACCAAGTGTCATTGAGTAACGTTTTGCAAAGGCAACGCATCGTCCATAGCGGTCAAATTCGGGATAAGCCCCAATAGGATTTTCTAGTCTGATACGTGGCTGTTGCTCTTCTTCATCCAATTCAATAATGAACGGGAGGAAACCATATGTGATATACATGTCTGCGCCGTTATACATTTGCACTTGTAGGTCAGACAGACGAAAATAGTTAGATGCAATACGAGTGCGCTTATCAGCAAACTGACGAGCACGGTCTGAAACTTGATTTGCTGCAGAGCAATTAACCGCTGGAAGCGGAGCAATTACTTCGGCTAAGTCACGAGCAACAATATCAATAAAGTTTGCTACTACGTTTTGCTCTACGCCTTCAGGAAAAAAGTTAGGATAGACCTGAGCAATTTTGCCCTGACGCACCATTTGCACATCAGCATTACGTTGGTCACGAGTATGCGCTCGATAGCGCAGCGTTTGGACGCGTGCTCCTACTTGCTCTATTGATAGCATTGGCTACTTCCTTTTTTTAATTTTATAGTTTGTAGTTTTCTTTACAGCAAATTTCTTTTTTGCTTCTGGTGATAAATTAAGATTTGGTTTTTTTGCTCTATATGCTTCTGACTTTAATCTTTCAACTTCTAATTTACGTGCTGGTTCTTGCATAGGGTCAGCAACATTAGTTTGAGTGCGTTCCATTTTACCTGAAACGGGATTTCTAAAATTAGTTCCGCTTTCTTGGTATTGTCTATTCATTGCACCGATAAGGTCTTTAGCGCGTTCTTCAGCATTTCTATCTGCAATTTCACGTCTAGCAAGGCTTTCAGATTTTTCTGTTTCACGGCTTTTAGCAAATGAATTTTTAGAATTATCTGCTGCATTTTTTGCTTTAAGTTTAAGAGCATCTCTTTTTGCTCTAGTCATTTTTACTACACTGCCGTTTGATAAAGTAACATCTACTTTTTCATTAGGGTCTAATTTAGGCTTAGACATTCTGCGTGTAACAACATCTTTAATATCTTTAGCAGTTACTTTTTTAAATTTTTCAGTATCAACTTTTTTACCAGGACGGCTAATTGTTCCGCCTGCTTTTGTTTTTACAACTTTGCGTGGTTCTGGCTTGCTAACAACACGCTTACGCGGCTTCATGTCTTTATTAAATTTATCGCGTTTATCAGCACTGGCTGCTTGTTTATTTTTAGCAATATCTCCTGGTGTTTTGCCAGCAGTTTTTTTAACAGTAACAGGACCAGTTAATTTTTTAACACGTTCAATTCTTTTGCCAGCACGTTTTGCTGCTTCAAACCTAGTTATTCCTTCGCGTTCGCTTAATTCAGTTTTACCAGATACAACGGCGCGAGCACGACCAAATGGTGCTTTGCCTACAGTTTCACGTGCAATCTTTGAGGCTTCTCTGTCAGATACTTTACGAGTATACTTATCGGTTCTACGAATACTTCTAGCAACAGCAGGTTTGTTTTCAATAATGTTGGTGCTTGCACCACGTTGAATCATTTTTCTAATTATTTTAAGTGCTGCTGCTGACATGAGTTACCCTATATTTCTGTAGACTTTGCTAACATATTTAGCACCTGCTTTAGCAATACCTCCGACAGCACGCTTGCTTGCTTTGGCTGCTACTTTAATTGCTTTACCACCAGCAAGAGTAAGACCTACATCTACAGGACTTGTTGGGTTTATAACCCAATCTTTAATAAATTTAACATTACCAGATTGTTTAGGCTTTTTAATTTTACCAAGAGACGTAGATGATTTAGCCATTACTTACCGCGTTTCTTAACTGGAACTGCAGGAGGGGATTGTTTATATTTTTTAATTATTTTATTAGCAGTTTTTCCAGAAGGAACAATTTTCTTTGTAACTTTACCAAGATTGCGAGGTTTAACTTTTTCTTTAATTACAGGAAAAGCCTTGTCGCCATATTCATAATGGCTTAATTTTCCTTTTTTATAACCAACGCCATAAGACCCACCAGTTCTATAATCAACTTCTTCTTCAAGTTTTGCAACTCTTTTTTCAACTTTCTTTTTGCCAGCACTAATAGTCTTAACGACTGCTTTGCCTACTTTAATTGGGTTTGGCATAATTACTTACCTCTATTTTTCTTAGGTGCTGCTTTTCTTGGGCTACCAGAAACACCAGTTCTTAATGTATCTGCTGCTTTCTTTTTAACAATACGTTTTTCAATAGCAGTAGCACGTGCTGCAGTCTTTGAAGTATCAATACGGCGGCGTTGCTGCATTATATTAGCAGCGCGTTGTTCTTCGTTATCTACATAACGTCCACCAACTTTTTGAAGTAAACTAGCCTTACCGCGTGTCAAATCCATAACAAGTTTGTCAGTGCTAAAAGTTGAAGCACCACGTGATTGATTTTGCTTGGATGCGCGTTTACGTGCTTCACGTGCTTTATCTGCTGTAGATGCCATTGTTTTCCTTATCCGTATGTTTCTTGCCACTGTTCGTGGAAGGCTTCGTCTAAATTGATTCCCATACGTTGTTCCTTTTGTGCTCTAGTAGCCCAACGGTTTCCAACATACTGTATTGCTCTTGTATTTTGTTGCATCAATTCACGGATACGAATAACCGCAAACCACATTGCCATAACGCAGTCGGTCTTGCCTCTAGTTTCAGGCTTCCAAGTAAGAAGTTGTTGCGTTAATGCTTTGATACCTTCTGACCCATCTGATGATGGTAGTTCTATAATATTGTTTTTCTGGAACTTTTCATCCCTAATCGTTCCAAACAGTGTGGACATACTAGCGACTCCGAAGGATGTGTCCCATTTGTTTTTGCCTGTGAAGTGAGCGTCCAAGCGAACACCGTATTGAGCAAGCCAGTTTCGTAACTCGTCGTCGAGAGAGTAGGCTTTTTGGTGGGCGTTGATTTCAACGCGGAACTCTTGCGGTTTATATCTTTCGACAAGGTCTTCAATTGTCGCTCTAATCTTTTGAGGCGTAGGTTCTGCCATGTTGATACAATCCAAAACATATATTTTCCCGTCCGCTCTGTTATACGTTGCTACAACAAACGCAGCATTACCAGCCATAGCAGGGTCAAAACCAATAATGGTATAAGCCTCTACTTTAGGTGGATGCCCTACAACTCCTGGTCGTAGTGGACCTTTGTGCCGTGCCCCGTTAGTGCTTCCCGCAACCAATACTGGTGGGAAGATTGAGTCTTCTTGGATGTCTTCTTGTTGGTAGACAAGTGCCCAGGTTGATGGCGTAACTTCGCTTCGTCTTTTTGCAAGCGTTGGTCCGTCCCATTTGGGGAAGTAGCCGTTTTCCTTAGGAGTGTCAGTATCCCCATCCCACGGGACATCCGACTCAGCCCAAAGGGTTGTCCAATCTTCAGTCTTTTCCGCGTAGTCCAAAACCGCAGGCATGCCCATGTAAGTGAAAGGAGAACGCCCACCACTCCAATGCTTAGGATTACGTAGTTCTTTATATAAGTCATTCGCTGCAATTCGTGTCCCTACGACTAGCAATTTACCGTTCTTACCCAGACGGGTAATAACTTCCTTCTGTAACCAGTCCATCTGCTTTTCCCACTCATGGGCGTTGGCTGTAGTTATACAGTCGTCCAAGATGATAAGGTCGGCGCGTGCACCGTAAATCTGACCACCCATACCTAATGCTTGAAGGGTTGGGTCTTTTTCACTTGAGTTACGAGCATCGCCCCCAAGGTAGACTGTATCAGTTCGCCAAGTGTCTGCATCACCTTTCCAGCCGCCGTCAGGACCATATGCGGTCTGCAGTTTTAGCCAGCGTGGATGTGATAGT